TGGCTTGCCCTAGGAGACGCTTTGACGGCGGGAGCGTAAGAAGACCGCCACCCCTACCCCTAGGCACCCCACGGCCAAGGCCCAGCCAAGGTCGCGGACGGACTTCAGGGCGAGGGTCGCCGTGCTCATGTTGCGCTCAAGGTCGGCGGAGTCGGACTTCAGGCCCGCGTCGGTCACGATCATGACCAGGGCGTCGGTCGATTGTAGTTGGTCGAGGACGTACCCGGCGATGTACGCGGACGCAAAGGCGGACACTCCTGCGAAGGCCGTGATCAGGGCGACGGCCAGCAGGAGGTTATCGCTTCCGCTTTGCTTTGCTGGCTTTGCCTTTCCCATGGGGTTTGAGTTTGGCGGTGACCGCTCCGACTTCCTTCTCTCCGCGGGCCTTGATGTAGCGCATCAGGTAGTCCAGGCATTCGGGGGCCGCGTAGCCGGCCGCGCCGACGACGGCCATCTTAAGGCCCGGGCTCTGGATGTGGTCTTGGATGCCGTACCCGACCAAGGCGGCGGTGATCGCGGCGGCGAGGACACGGCGCACGACCCAGCCCAGGGACACGGGTTCGGTCGAGAGCAGCAGGCGGGCCGTCATGGCTAGGCCGCCAAGCACTGACGCGACGACGCCGTCCTTCAGCTCTTTCGGCAGGGACTCCGGGTCGATAGGAGGGGGAGGGCTCACGAGATGCGGGGAGGCTTAGAGTTGGGCGAGATGAGGACGCGGCGGTAGTCCTGAGCCCAGAGCATCTTGGCGAGGGCTTTGCCGGCCTTGTCTACTTCTCCTTCAGCGAGGCCGGGGAATAACAGATGGACCTGCTCGTGGCACAAGACCTCGAGCTGACGCTTGGCACCTAGGCGGGGGTCAATCTCGATGAGGTCTTCTCCGATGGTCGCCTGACCCCAAGCACGCTCGCGGCCTAACTTGCGCCAGACGACCTTGACTGGCTTAGGCTTGCGGCGGGACATCGTCAGAAGGTTTGTTGACGGAGTCGCGCACCTTGTCGGCCAGCCACCAGAGGCCGAGGCCGGAACAGACCAGGAGCGTGCCGGCGGCGATGTACTCGAAATAGGGCGAGTCGATGATGAAGGGAACCGATCCGCAGAACGCGCCGCACAAGAGCAGGGGCAGACCGATACGCGGGCCCATGAAGGCGGTGGTCAACGCACCGACGACGGCGAGGCCGGCACCGACGAGCGTCCATGTCTGGGCGGAGGCGTCCTTCTTCACGCGCTCGACTTCCTTGGTCAGTTCGACGATGCGGGCGTCCTTCAGCTGCGAGACGCGGAGGGCTTCGGCCTGCTGGGTTTCGAGTTTTTCCCAAGCCCTGGTCACGGCGGTGGCGAGTTGACGACCAAAGGCCATCTGCTTCGCGTAGTCCACAGGGTCGGCCTTGGTAGCCCGGGCCATTGCGAAGGCCACGTCAGACTCGGGCGGGGCGGGGAGATAGGACTGGGCCAGACGAGACTCGGCGACCACGACCTTCGGCTTGTCGGCGTTGCGCTCGATTGCCACGAGGGCCGAGGCTACGCGGTGATCCGTCTTGTCGAGGTCTTTGCCGAGGGTGGCGACGACGTCAGGCTTCGTCGGGCCGGGGGGCTGGACGGGCAGGGGCGGCAGGGCGTCACCCTTGCGGAACAGACTGCACCCGGTCAGGGCCAGGACGGCGATGACCAGGAGCAGTCGCACGGCTTATTCGCGACCCTTGAGGGCGTCGAGGGCCTGACGGCCTTTCGCTTCCAGCGAGTCGGCCTTGGCCTTGTGCTTGCGCATGACGAGGGCGCCGGCGACGAAGCCGACGAGGAGGGCGAGGAGGTGGGTAATCATGGGGTGATGGTTTCAATGGTGTATTCGGGTCCGAGGTTAACAACCGTGGTCTGACTCTCGAAGCTGACGATTATAAACCGTTCGCAGTATTCGGCAGGCTCACCATTGAAGTCAGGGAAGACCTCTTTCAGAGTTACAAATGGCTCGGCCATGGGATACTTGCATGTAACTTTATAAGTAATCATAAGGCGGTAATCACTTTAGGGTGAAAATAGCCGGCGACAGATTGAGTTGTCTGCGTTCCGTCTCCGTAATTCTCAAGTGAAAAACGGTTTTGGTTGATTGTTCCAAGCGTAGTGGGGGCTCCAGATGATGTGCCGTATGAAACGCCGTCGACAAAAAGTTCAACTGTGCCATTGCCGTAGGATAAGACGCAAATCTGGCGAGTTACTACTACGTTGGTAAATTGTGAAATTGGGCAGGTACTGTCAGTCGTCGTTAGTGTCGTGCCGTTGTGTGCTAAGATTTTGACAAAGGAGTTGGCGGCGGCGATATCCACCCCGATCCCTCTGGTCGTAAGAGTACCTCCAGAGGCGCCTTTGCCAAGAGTAAGGCGGAAAGTGATGCCAGAACCAAAGGCGGCATTGTCTCGATTTACAAAGACATTAAATCCGATAGGCTTGACCCAGTTAATTACGCGTCGGTTATTTGCGCCAGGGCAATGTGCTTCAACGCCATAAAAAAAACCTCCATAGCCAACGACACTTGCGTTGGGAGAATTGGCAAGCCCTGCCCCATAGAAGGTAGAACCTGAAGCACCAGTGCCAGAACTTGCAGAAGTAAAGGCGCTGCTCATCGGGCGAAGTATGCCGGTGTCTGCCATGATAGGCCCAAGGACGGAGGCAGGAGATAGGGTCTTGGTGGAGTTGTTTAGCTCCGAAGCCTCGACGCGGGTCGCAAACGCCGGAACCGCCGCCGTGACGAACGCTGTGGTCGCCAGCGCCGTGGTATTGTTGCCAGCCGTCTGCGTGACGCCAGTCGTGCCAGTCGGTAAGGAAGGCGTGCCGGTGAAGGCAGGCGAGGCCAGCGGAGCAAAGCCAGAGATGGACGCACCGGCAGGGATGGTCACCGTGCCCGTGAAGGTCGGGGAAGCCAGCGGGGCGTAAGTCGTCGCTGCGTTAGCCGTGGTCAGCAGGCCGAGGGCCGAAAAGGTCTTGTTCTTCCAGAGGTCGGTCGAGGACTCGTAGGCCAGAAGGTCGTTGTTGGCTTCCGAGGACAGGGCCACGTCGTGCAGTTCGTGCAGCTCGTAGCCATTCTGGACCGCCACGAGGATGGTGCCGAGGGTCGGGTGCGAACGGATGACGACGCCGACATATACGAGATGCTGAGGGGCCGAGGGCTTGGTCGTCGTCCACGTTCCAGCGGTCGTCGGGGACAGGTACAGTTGCACGCCTTCGGTCAGCGCTGACGTGTCGATGTTCTCAAGTTCGCCGCGCACGATGACGAAGCCCGTGCTGTTGTTGGCGATGGAGCTCTTGACGAAGCCGATCGTCTGGGCCGAGTTCGCGTCGTTGTTAGCCTGGGCCAGCGTGATCAGGGGCTTGTTGCCCGTAGCGCCGGAGATGTAGACGATGGAGCCAGCAGGGATGGTCGAGCCGGACTGGTTGCGGACTTCGACCTCAAGGTTCTTGGCGACCGCCGTGCCACCGAGGAGGGCGGACTGGACGAAGGCCGTGGTAGCGATGGAGGTGTCGTTATCGCCGAAGGTCGGGGTCGGGGCGGTGGGGTTGCCCGTGAAGACCGGGGAAGCCAATGGGGCGTACCCAGTAAGCGCCGCGCTGGTGATGTAGCCCTGAACCTTGACGAAGGCGGTCGTGGCAATCGACGTATCGTTGTCGCCAGAGGCCGGTGTCGGCGCCCTTGGGTCTCCCGTAAAGACAGGCGAGACTTTCGGCGCAAAGCTCGTAGTTACCCACGACTCCGTGGCGATGTTCTGCGTCTCGCTTTCCAAGAAGACCCTGAACTTAGAAGGTGTCAGACCCTCGTCGTCGTAAACCCACAGATCGCCGTCCACCTTGTGGGTGGGTTCAGTTTGGGTGGGGACGATATTGAACCCTGGAATAACTACGACTTCGTCTCCGGTAATGCTAGGGACGCTGACGCGGCCCGTGAAGTCAGCCCCCGAAAGCAAGGCGTAGTTGCCGAGGTTTAGCGTCACCCAGTCGGTGTTGTAGTTCGTGCCGTCAATCTTCTGGAGGTACTGGCCAGCCGTGCCACCAACAGGAACGCCCTGCCCGGGAGCACCCGCAGGACCCGCAGGCCCAGGCACGCCGACGCTACCCGTCAGGGTGCCAGGGATGATGCCCGAGATGGTCCCCGAGATGGTGGACTGGTCTGCGGCAAACGTGCCGGAGATGGTCCCGAAGGTCGAAGCCGTCGAGGTGATCGTCGCGTCAGGCATGGCTTAGACGGTGACGCTGTCGATGACGTTGACGCGGAAGATTTCGGTGCGCGAGATGGTCGAGCCAGGGAAGACGAACTTGATATCCCACTTGCCGAGGCCGATAGCCCAGTCAGCGGTCGAGCCAGGGTAGGTCACCGTGAAGGACAGGCCGTCTCCGGCCTTGGTCACCGTCATCGCGTAGACGTTGCCTTGGCGGTCTTCGAGGGACGAGCTAAGGGTCGTGGTCAGCAGATTGGCCGGGCCCGTCGCCCCGGGCGTCCAGGTAAAGGTGCAGGCGAAGGTGTTACCCTGCGAGACGGTTACTTGATTAGTGCAGCTCATCGGGTCTTAACCTTGCCCCGATTGGAAGGGGGGGGGCTTATCAGGAATCGAAAGCCGTCAAAAGTCCTACTTGGTCTACGTCAAAGGAACTAGGTCCAGGGCCGGGAGGACTGGGGGTAAGTACAAGTTGGCCGTCCAAAGTGTCCTTGTAGTCTGCGGTAATGGTAAAGGTCGTCCCACCGTCCAGCACTACGCTCTGACCGATCAGGGCCAGCGCGTGTGTCTCGTCAATGCTGTTTGTAGTGTTGCCTCCTGAGCCCGTAAAGAAGCTGCTAAAAAAGTAATAGTTTCCGCCGCTGCCAATATAGAAGCCGAAGTACGCGGCATTAGCCCCTTTGTCTCCGCGCATCAATGTGTTATTGTCTGTCTTAAATCCAGCGTGAAAGGCAAAGCCGTTTTCGTATACGGTGTTATTGATGCCAAAAACAATTCCGCCTCCAGGGAGGAGTATGGGCGTACGCAACCTTGCCCATGTTGAATAGCCAGAAGTCTCTCCGATGACGGCTGCCATCAGATGCGGGCGTAATAATACTGCGCCGTATTAGTCCCGAGCTTGATGCGGTCACCCCAGAGCGAGCCGGTGACGTACTGGTCGACGCTGTAAACCCCACTGCCTAGCGCGTTGACCTTAGCCAGGAGGACATAGCCGTAGGTGTCAGTGTCGGCAGGCAAAGCCCCACCAGTATTGAACACAGTCGGATATGGGTCGTCTGGGTCATAAGGATCAATAGGAGCCTGAGCCGGGAAATCGTTTGTGGAAGGGTCGGGGCCGGCTCGGAGGTAGATGAAACAGGACGAGGTCGACGCGAAATCGAGCCTCAGTATGTATCCGGCGCTTAGGTCGTCCAAGTACTCAAAGACCTCCTCCGCTTCGTTGTATACCTGTGGCATCAGGTTGTTCACAGTGCCCGGGCAAATCTCGTAATTGACCACGGTCGTCTCACCCACCGTGCTCTCGGTGATGCCGTGCACCTTGAACGGCGAACAAGTAAAGTTGGCCGAACCGTCATACATATCGGCAAACTCTTTCTCGATGCCGATGGTGGATTGATTGTTGGCCGTCGAAAAGACGTAGCCGGCGCCGTTACGGATAGCCATGACTCAGGGAGCAGCGGTGGCGGCGAAGTATACCTTGCGGCTCCAGCCTTCGTTGGTGTAGCGGACTTCGTAGGAAATCTTCAGGACAGACCCAGCATAGCGCTCAATGTTCGCGTTGGACAGGAGAAGCTTGGGGCCGAACTCGCCGTCGCCACTTGCGCCGACATACGACGGGATGATTGAAATGGAGAACTCGCCACCCCAAGTCCCCTCGTTCGAGGAAGCCCCGAGGAGGTCAACGAACTTAGCCGGAGCCGCGGAGTCGGTCGTATAAAAGAAACCCGAAAATGTCGTAGTCGGCGTGAGATAGTTGGTCTTGCCGTAGAGTTCTCGGACCTCGGGATCTACGAAGCCGATGAACCGACCACCGCTGGCCTTTTCAAAACAAGCGCCGTTGTCTCCGATGCGGGACTTTACGGGGGCACCCGTTGGGCCTTTGACCGTGGGGCCTAGGTCGCTTTCAGGGTAATTGGGCGGGTCTCCAGGGTCGGCGGTACCGCGTCCCGCGATAGGTCCATCCCACCCCGCCGCCTGGTCGAGGAAATTGATGTGGGTCGTGATGTTCTCCGAGCCAAGCGAGTTGCTGGCGACCATCTGCGGGTTAGTGTAATTACCACCCGTGTACGAAGTGTCGATGCCGACATAGTCCACGGTGATCGTGGCGATGCTAAGGGCGTCATATGACACCCCGACCTTGTGGGCCTTCATGTAAGTGTAGCCCGAGTCTGGGTGTGACGAGCCGATTACGGCCACATTGAAGTTGCCGTCCTTGTCGGACTTGAAGACGCACGTCCCGGTCATCAGACCGAAGCCGTCCCCTTGCACTTTCCATCCTGGTTGCAGGATGGCGTTGGTCATTAAGTCTCCGTATTTGACGAGTGCCATGGTGGTAAGTTCTTAGATTGAGGACATGACCGAAGCGTTGCGGGTGGCGTTCAGTTCGGTCTTGGTGAAGTCGTCGTATTGGCCTTTCTTCTGATTGGCCGAGATGTCTTCGAGTAGGTTGGTCTGCTTTTTGGACTCTGCAAGGGACTCGTCCATGGCCTGAAGGACAGGGTTTGCGCCGACGCCGACGACGTTGGAGAAACCCTCGGGGGCCTTGAAGGAGTTTTCCTTGGTAGCCTTTTCGGCTTCAAAAAATGCGGCGTACTTCTTGCCTTCGGGGCTTTTAAGGAATGCATCTAACGCCATCTTCTGAACGTCCCCATGCATAGCAAGTTCTCCGACGCCTCCAGTAATGCTTGCCCTTCCTGACCTAACTGCTTCTTGGTGGACGTTCTTGCCCTCTTCAGTTTCAGTCAAAAAACGCCGAGTCATTTCAGCACGTCCTGCGGCGACTTCTAGTTCTTCCTTTTCGCGGGCATCCTTGGCCTTGAAGAAATTAGCCATCTTAGTCTCTTCGTCTGTAGCCATCTTGCTCTTTCCTTCTGCGATTCGGTTAAGGCCGTCAGTAGCAAGTTGCTTGGCTTCTGCGATAGAGTTGCTGACGAAGGCGATGATGCCGGAGATGATGGCAAGCGGGCCAAGAAACGACAGGAACACCGACGAGATGGTATTGCCGAAAGACTTTCCGATCTTATCGAACTGAGACTCGACCTTGCCGGTTGCCTTGGTCGTGGTCTGCTCGACGGCTCCGCCCGCGGTACCTACCTTGACGGACGAAGCACGCTTCTCCAGGCTGGTGATGGCTTCCTTGGCGCGGTCGACCGCCTGCGGGACATCTGACGTAGCCTTAATCTGGACTTCAAGTGATTGGGCCATCGGTGGTAGGGGGGCTTTCCTTTGCAGGATTGGAAGCGGAGAAGTAGGCTTCCCGGGCTTCCTCATCGGCCATAAAGGCTTCCTCCTCCGTGGACATGATGGAGACATCAGCACCGTTGCGGACACCGAAGGCCGTGTTAAGCCAGATGGCCTGACACTCGGGCATCTCCCAGGCACGCTGCTCTGGGATACCATTGGCAATCAGTCCGGCCACGATAGCCAAAGGCCACGGGATGTTCTTGCCGTTGCCGCCCTTGGTCTTGGTCTGTTCCCAGAACTTAGGCCAATGCCCGACGAGGATGTAGGACGAGAACAAGTTAAGTTGGCGCTGGAACTCCTCGGGGTATCTCTCGAGCTGCAAGACCCGCCAAGTGTCCCTGATGCCGAACTTACCGATGGGCTCCTCGGCGCACAGTTGCACGGCGAGGATAAGGTCGGCCGGGGTGATCGCGCGATGGCTGTCCACCAGTGGGGACTGGAACGCCTCTAGGCGGACGCGATACTTAAGGCACCAGGGGTAAAGCGTGCGACCCAGAATCCTAAAAGGAGCCGGGTCGACGTAGGCGTTGAGGAAGCGTTTGTCCACTACCCTCTAGACTGTCCCCCTTTCGGGGGTGTCAATTACGCGTAAGTGATGCCTTCGAAGTCTACCGCCGTCACGGTGACGGAAGTAAAACCCTTGTTCGTGCCCTTGTCGTCGACCTTGGTCACGACGCCCGCGAACGAGACCGAAGCCGAGCCAGACGGATAGGCCGAAAGGGTGTTGACCGTAAAGGAGATAGTGGCGCCGAGGACCGGGATGGACGAAGTCTTGGCGATGCCTTCGATGGTAATCTCGCTCTTACGGTCGTCAAGACGGTGGGTCTTGGTGATGCCCGTCTCGTCGACGACCATAGCCTCGGAGTTGAACGAGGAGGACAGGCTGTAGGACTGGACGAAGAGGTTCGAGACAGTACCCGCGATACCGTAGACGCAGGTGGTTCCGTTTGAGATGGCGGCCATTTGTATTTGCAGGCTTTGGAATTGGCTCAGGCGGGCAGGACCACCAGCACGTCGAACGAGAACGAAGTGGCCCAGGAGCGCTCGTCGATACCCTCGTCTTCAGAGACTACGGTGACGTCGTAACAGGCCGCGTCGGTCGAGGCCACGAAGGCCGCCTTGATGGACGTCAGGTCACGCATATTGCCGGACAGGGCGGCACAGCGGGCACGGTGATCGGCGAGGGTCGTGTCGTCGGCGTTCGAGAACAGGGTGATGCGGACCGAGCAGGAGTAGTTGCCCTCGCCTTCTGGAAGGTCCGCGGGAGCCCGGGCAGAGTCGCATAGGACCACGGCCTTGGGCAGGGTCTGGGTCGCGGCGCTGTCGCCCGTCAGGAAGGACACGGCGGTCAGCCCGGTTTGGGTGGATAGGTAGGTGGCCAGTGTGGCCTCTACGATGTGGCGGATAGATTTGGTTCCCATGGTTATTTCTTGTTAAATGAGTCGATGTCCTGCTGGAGCAGTCGGCGAACGCGGGCGGGCATCTGCTTGACCCGGTTGCCGTAGACTAGCCCGAGGGTGTTAGCCTGGTCGGCGATGCCGTTAATGTTTCCGTCGGCGTTAAAAATGATGATGTCGACGTCCTTAGCTGAAGACGAGATGGTATTCTTTCCCTGCACGCTTTTGTGGCGCGTGATCCAGCCTGCGTTCAGCAGTTTGACGCCATAGTCTTTTGGCACGCCGTTGATGACAGGCTTGGGCAGGGTACGCAGAGCCATCGCCCAGCCGGACTTGATAGCCCCGACCGTCTTCTGGCGCTGCATGACGTAGCGGTCTAAGTCGCCTTTCTCTTCGGCCACAAACCTGTTCATCGGAGAGATGCCGCTGACATTGCGGCCTGACTTCCATAGCCTTCCTCCCTCGCGCTGATAGACAGGCTTAAAAGCCGAGTGGATTTCTCCGATGGACTGAAGGCTGGCTTGATTAAGAGATTGATTGGCGACCTTAGTCCCGATGCGGTTAAAGTAGTTGCGCAGCTTCTTGAAGCCCCAGACAGTTCCAAAGCCGTTGTAACGGTCAGAGAGCATCCGGGCTAGGAAGCCGTTGCTGTTAAGGATAGGCGAGTTCTTGGCCGCAACTTTCCAGAACAACGAGGCGTTATCCGTAAGGGCTAGGGAGCCGAGGCGCTTGACCACCCGGGCACGCTGGGTGTCCTTGGTGCCGCCAGACATCGGGACGACTACCTTGCCGACGTCTCGGTCGATGGCTTGCTCGCCTGCCTTCTTAGCTGAGTTGGACAGGCCGTCACCCCCGCCCTTAGCCAGGGGAGGCGTGAAGGTGGCGGCGTCACTGCAAGCCAAAGCGGCTTGTTCCAGCGCCGCATCTCGGAGGGTCTGTTTCGACTTAGAGGCGTACTTCTGGATGGCCGCCATGAAGTCCGCGTAGGACTTGGGCTCGATGACGACCTTGACCACAGGGGTTACTGGTTATCGTCGATGACGACGAGCGTGATCCATGCCGACCCGGGCTTGTAGGTCTGGCTCGTGATGCGGACGGTCTTCCCGCCGGCCACAATCTTCTTCCCCTGGGCAAGGCTGGCGATGGGCACCCCTGCAGACAGTAGGGCCGCCGATGCCCCCATAGACCCGTCTGGCTGGCTCCAGGAGGCCGTTACAGCGGGGAGCCTGACCGAGTACTGGGTCCGCTCCATATACCCCCCTGCTTCGAGCACGGTCGAGACCGCGGGGTCGGAGATGAGGCAGGAGAATGTGATGGCCCCAGAGTTGGCCGACCCGGCCACGCCGAAGTCCGCCACCATCTCTTTGGCGTCATTAAGAAACTCGGTTCCGTAGAGGCTCATCCTATACTTGCCCGGATTGGTAGGGGGCACAAAAAAGGCCCCCATTGCTGGGAGCCTCGTTCGAGCCTTGGACCGCTATTAGGCGGTCTTGAGGCGGTGCAGGGAGGTCGCGCGACCGACAGCGGCACCGAAGAGCAGCGTGGCGGTGACGTTGTAGTAGCCGGACTGCTCCTGGCCCATGAGGACCTGGACGCCGAGGCCGGTGTCGGCGTCGACAGCGTTGGCGACTTCGAAGCCCGGGATTTCGGACATCGGGAGGGCCGAGGCGACGGCGATGGCGTCAGCGCCGCAGGCGAAGCCAGCGAGGTTTTCGCTGTTCGTCGGGAGGCTGGACCACTGGTAGACAGCGGCACCGGCGAGGGTACCGATCTGGCCGGAGGTCAGGATGCCAGCACCGAGGACGGAGTTACCGATGATGGTAGCGTCGCCCAGGAGGTTGTTGGCGTAGACCGAGTTCAGGATGAACGCGCGGGGCTCAGCGGCCTTGGCGACGTCGAGCACGCCCTTGGCGGTCACGACTTCAGCGTAGGTCAGGCCAGCGCCGGTGTCGACGTTCGAGCTGTAGTTCGCGTTCGTGATGAGCGCGCCGATTTCAGCCAGGCACTTTTCAGCGAGGGCGTTGGAGGCGGTCGGGACGAAGGCGTTCGAGAGGAACTGGGCGCCGTACATCTTGACGTCGAGGGGCGAGAAGCGGCTCGAAACCTTGAAGTGCTTGAGGGTGACGTTGGCGGCGGTGATCGTCGCGTCGTCCTGGGTGAGGTAGCCGCCGGTGGAGAACTCGGTGGCGGTGGAGGTGCCGATCAGCGGAACCTGAACCGTCTTGCCAGCGCCGGATTCGGCAGCGGTGAAGACGGACGAGAAGGCGCGGAGGGCCGGGAGCTTGCCCTTGAGGGAAGCGATGACGCTCTCAGCGAGGACGCTAGGAGCAACAGCGATGGAATTAGCCATGGTGTGTTAGTATTGGGTGAGGGTTGAGGGAAATTAGATGCAGGCCTTGATGATGGCGTGCTTGTTGGCGGCGAAGTAGTCATTACGCTCCTTGCTGCCGACCGGGAGGGACATGAAGGTCGCGAGGTGGTCGACGGCTTCGGCGGTGGGCTTGCCATCCGCAGGGCTGAGTTCGACCGGGGAGACGCCGACGGAGGCCACGATCTTGGCGGCTTCCTTGGAGGCGCTGACCTTGCTGGCTTCGTGTTCGGCGACGAGGGCCTTGAAGGACTCCGACTCCTTGACGGCCACTTCGAGGGCGGCGGTCAGTTCGGCGAGCTTGGCGTCCTTGGACGCGGCTTCGACCTTGAGGCTTTCGAGTTCGGCAGAGACGCCGACCGTCATCTTTTCCACAGTGGTGCGGAGGTCGTCGCGCTCGGCGGTGAGGCCAGAGACAGCGGCGGTGGCGGCGAGGAGTTGCTCTTCGATGGTCATCTTAGATTTGCGGTTAATGGAATTAGAACGAACGCAGGGCGTCGTTGAAAGAGTCGGCCAAGCCTGTGACCAAGCCCTGGGCGGCGGCCTGCTTGCCGGAGAAGGTCTGGCCTTCCATGGATTCGGCCTTCACCATCTTGCGCTTCATGTTCACGGCTTCCTTGAACTCGGCGTGGATCGTGTCGACGCCAGCCTGAAGGTTGCCCAACTGGCCTTCGTCGAGGCTCGTGCCTTCGATGCCAGCGCCCTTGAACTTGCCGGACTTGATGACCACCATCTTGATGCCGGCCATCTTGGCGGCTTCGGAATAGTCAGGGATGGCCATGTAGACCCCGATTGAGCCCACGGTGCTGGAGGGGCTGGCGGTCACTTTATCGCTAGCCGAGGAAATCCAGTATGCGGCCGATGCCATCTCGCTATCGGTATACGCCATCGTGGGTTTACCGAGGTTGCGAATCTTGTTGGCCAGTTCCTCGACGCCAGTGACGGTGCCACCAGGGGATGACACTTGAAAGGCAATCTTCTCGACTGCAGGGTCGGCAGCCATCGCGTCGACCTGATCAGACAGGTCGTTGATGTCCACGGCGCCCATCATCTTCTCGAGGGGCGACAGGCCCTTGCCGATCACGCCGACGACCGGGATGATGCCGATGCCGTCGACGACGTAGGGCTTGGGGGCCACGCCGAAGAGCTGAGCGAGCATATCGGTAAAGCCGAACTTCTCAGCGAGGACAGCGTGGTCCTTGGCCTTGGTCGGGTCGATGAGGAGGGGCTCGCGGCCCGACAGTCCGTTAGTAAGGAAACGCATAATGAAATTAGGAAGCGGGTTGGTCGGGGGTTACGTCGGAGTCGTCATCTTCCATGTCGTCCTCTTCGGGTTCGACCTCGGGGGCTTCTGGGCCTTCATCCACGTCGCCGCTGATCGTGCCGACCGGGGTGTTGGACGGACGGAACAGCAGTTCAAACGGGATGCCGTACTTGGCGGCCAAGTCCTTAATGTGAACCATGTCGGAAGCCCGCTTGTCCATCTCGGTGCGGAAGTCTAGGCCGCGCTGGGCGTAGAGCTCAGACATGGACAGGAGGCCCATCTCGACGTCGGCACGGTCGTTCGCGGCTTCGCGGCCAGCGTCGACGGTGACGGACTTCGGGGTCGTCCAGGATACGCGGTTCCAGTCCGGGTCGTCGGGCAGTTCGCCGGCGGCGATGCCTTGGCCGATGATGTAACCCCACGTCGGGACGCAGAAGTTCTCGATCATGATGGTCTGATACTTTGAGAAGACGCGGCCAGCCTTGGCCGTGATGAGGCGAACAGTGGCGCCGCCGAGCTTGGAGGAGTCGCCGACGAACTCGTAAGGCAGGACGCCTTGGGAGATGTCGCGTTCCAGCGCCGCGAGGAAGCCGGTGAAGGTGGCGTTGGGGCGGTTGCTCTGGAAGGACGTCATGTCCTCCCCAGGCTCAAGGGCGATGAGTTTGCCGCCCATCGTGTTAGCGAGGTTGGCGTAGGAGCCGGTGCCAGTGGAGCCAAGTTCGTTGGCCATGTCGCCGTCGATGATGCCGCCCGCCTTCTTGATGATGCGTGTCACGTCGCCGTTGTCCTTCACGGCCTGCTTCTCGAGGGCGAGGATTTCCATCTCGTCTTGGATGGAGTTGATGGAGTGCTGGAGCAGCGGGACGCCCCGGGCTCCGGACGCATACTCCTGGTCGACCACCATCATCATCGACTGGGCGAGGATCTGGCGGGAAGAGCCGTCGGAGCGGTAGATGTTCACGGCGATGTATTCGCCATACGGACCGAACTGGATGCCGTCGTGCATACCCTCGGGCACCTTGCCTTCAAGAGGGTCGCCGACGCGGTGGGCTTCCATCAGCTGAAGTTTGGCTTCACCGGCGCCGTTACGCACCTTGGCGGCGAAGGAATCACCGTCGCGGATCATGCCGCGGAGAAGGATGGACTGAGCCTGGTAGAACGAGAAGCGGTTCGTGATGTCGATGCGCTTGGCCTTCTCGGCGAAGTAAGCCTCGTAGCGTTCCTGCATCTCAGGGGTCGACGCGTGGCTCTGCGGCTTGATGCCGTCGCCCACGGTGTAGAGGCAGATGTCGGCCAGAATCTGTTTGAAGAGGCCGGAGTTACGCTCAGCCCAGCGGCACTTGCGAACCATCGTCAGGCGGTCGTAAGGGGTCAGGTCACGGCGAAGGTCACGCGGTTCGGCGCCGTAGGCCGCACGGCGGGCACGCGTCACGCCGATGCTCTGCCAATCGCCGTAGGAAGCCTGCGGCGTAGGAGCGGTCGGGGCAGGCGTAGCCGGCTTGGGACGCAGGCTGACGGTCTTAATCTTCTTGCGGATGGCCATGGAAATTAGTCCTGACGGTTCTGCCAGTCGGTCGAGATGATCGTGCGACGGTATCCGTAAGTGGCAGGGTCGAGGCGGCTCAGGGCGAACATAGCCTCGGCGAGCATCTCCTTCGGAGGCATGGCGAACTGCTTTGACGCGGACGAGCCGGAGTCGGAGTAGGACATCAGGGTCTTACCTTCGGTGATCATGGCGACCGCCTTGGCTTTGATGTCGAGGAGTTCGCACTCCGTAAGTCCGATAAAGAGTCCAGAGGCCATTTAAACTTGCCGAGAATGGAAGCCGTAGAGGGGGTACGCCGCCCAGCCCACGCCATGAGTCTCTTCCTCCCACGACACTAAACGGCGTACCCTTGCTGATAGCGTGCCAAGGGTCATTCGGAAGGCAAGTCGGTTTCGGCAGTTTCCCGCCCGGCGATGCCCCAGCGGACGGCGGCCAGCAGGGCGAGAATTTCGCAGTCCATGGCGTGGTTGTCCTTCTTGCCCTGGGGAAGTATCCACATGGGCTTGCCGGTCCGTTTATCCTTGATGCGGACTTCGGCGCTCAGCTGAGAAGCATACTCCTCGGTTGCGTCGATGGCATAGGTCCACACGCGGCGAGCCCGTAGGCCGTGCAGGAGGTCTTTGCCGGCGGTGGCCGAGTGGACGATCAGGATGGCCCGCTGCGGGATGCCAGGGACGACGATGGACTGCTTCTCTGAGTAGAAGCGGCGGGTCGTGTTGCCGGTCTTGTCGGTCACGGCGAAGTCGTCGGAGCCCGAGCCCTTGGCGGTCTTCCAGTTGCGCTTGGCCGTCTCGCGGTAGACCTCGGTGGTGTTGTCGCCCGAGTCGACGAGCACCATGGCCTGATGCACGCCGTGCTGTTTGGCGA